CCGGCGACAAGGGCGCTCCTGGTGACCCAGGTAAGCAGGGACCTGTTGGCGATAAGGGGCCTCCCGGCGACAAGGGCCCGAGCAAGCCGGTTAAACTCACCGCGGCGAAATCGGGTTATCCCGGCTACTACGAGTTGCAGCTCGAGGACACCCCGGAAGCGACGAACCTCAAGTGGTTCTCTTCGCCGAATTTCGCACCGGCGTATGTTACCGGCCCGCGCGATACGGGCAACAGGCGTCTTTGGGCGGTATTCAGTCTCACCGATGTCACCGTTATCGGCGGCACAGACGGCGGAGAGATTCAGGTTGAGCGGGGCTGGAACTGGTTCGGAAAGCTTCCGCAGAACATCACCGTCTACGAGAATGCGTATGCGCCGTTGTTCGACAACAACTGGAATATTTGCGGCTACACAACAATACGCGCCGTAGACTCCAGTGTGCGCGTATTCTCGCAGGCGGAGGGTGGCGTTTTCATGACCGCTTGCACGGCGCCGCGGAAGACCTGATATGCCCTCTATGTCCTTGTCCTGGCAGGGGGACTATCGCGCAACCAAGCGCTGGATGGACAAGATGGACTCCGGCAGCGTCCTCGACGTTATTCGCTCCTGCGGCGAGATGGGCGTCGAGGCGTTGTCGGCAGCCACGCCGGTTCGTACCGGAAAGACCGCCTTGTCCTGGGGGTTCGAGGCCAAGACCTCATCCAAGGGCGTTGTCCTCACTTGGACGAACTCGAATGTGGTGAACGGCGTTCCGATCGCTATAATTTTGCAGTACGGACACGGTACGGGAACTGGCGGCTACGTGCAAGGCAGGGACTATATTAATCCGGCTATGCGTCCGGTCTTCGACGAGATCGAGAGCCGCATATCTAGAATGCTGAGGGGCTAATGGCTACCATTGACGAGCGGGTCGTAAGTCTCAAGTTCAATAACGCCCAGTTCATGGACGGCGTCCGAGAGTCCAAGGCGGGCATTCAGTCCCTCGACTCCTCGCTTCGTCTCGAGGGCGCTACACAGGGCATTGATAATGTTGCGGAAGCCGCTCGCCGGTTGACTTTCGGCGATGTGGTCTCTGGCGCGGCCAATGTTATCTCCAACATGGGGCTAATGGAGGTTGCGGGCGTTGCGTCGTTGGGCGGCATCGCCGCCAAGGCGGTTAGTGTCGGCGGCGAACTCGTCAAAGCCCTCACCATTGACGCCGCCAAGGCGGGTTTCGAGGAGTACGAGCTTCAGCTCAACTCGGTCCAGACTATTCTGGCGAACACCGCGTCCAAGGGCGAGGACATCAATACCGTTAATGCCGCTCTGGATGAGCTGAACGTCTACGCGGATCAGACCATCTACAACTTCGGTGAGATGACTCGCAACATCGGCACTTTCACGGCGGCCGGTGTTGGTCTGAAGGAATCGGTCAGTGCCATTAAGGGTATTTCTAACCTGGCGGCAGCATCCGGTTCCTCGGCGGCCCAGGCTTCCACAGCTATGTACCAGCTTTCGCAGGCCATCGCTTCCGGTACTGTGCGACTGATGGACTGGAACTCCGTGCAGAACGCCGGTATGGGCGGCGAGCAGATGCAGGAGGCGCTCAAGCGGACCGCTCGAGTCCACGGCAAGGCGGTCGACGAGGCCATTGCGAAGCAGGGCTCGTTCCGAGAGTCCCTCCAGGAGGGCTGGCTCACATCTGAGGTCATGCTCGAGACTCTGACGCTCATGACCGGCGATCTCTCTCGCGAGCAGATCATCGAGATGGGATACACGGAGGAGCAGACCGACGAGATCATGAAGTTCGCCGAGACGGCGAACGACGCGGCTACCAAGATCAAGACCTTCTCGCAGCTTATCGACACGCTGAAGGAGGAGCTCGGTTCCGGCTGGGCGCAGACCTGGCGCATTATCTTCGGCGACTTCGAGCAGGCCAAGGAGCTTTGGTCGGGGATCGGGAACTACCTCACCGGGGTTCTCAGCAACGCGTCGAAGGCTCGGAATGAGCTTCTCCAGGCATGGGTCGATCTTGGCGGTCGCGAGGACGTCCTTCGCGGCCTCAAGAACCTCTTCGACGCGATCATGATGCCTCTTCGGGCGATCAAGGAGGCCTGGGACGCGACATTCTCAGGGCCATCCGCTGAGGGCCTGGCCCGTATTACGAAGGCCTTCGGCGACTTCACGGCGTATCTTATCATGGGCTACCCGCGGTTCGTCGATCTTCGGCGGACGTTCCAGGGCATCTTCGGGCTGTTCGGTCTCGGAATCGACATCGTCAAGGATGTCGCCGAGGCAATAGGTCCGATTCTCGGTGTTGCGGCGGTAGTAGCGGGTAAAGCCATATCGTGGCTGGGCTTCGCGCTGCTCAACATCACGAGCTATATCGCGTATCAGCTTCTCCGTTTCCGGGAGTGGTACCAGGCTCTTGATCTCGGCGCGAGGGCGGCCGAAAAGGTTACCGCGGCGCTTCAGGTGATGCGCAAGTACATGGACGCGGCTGCCAGCATCGCAGGTAAGTTCAAAGAGGGCTTCTATGTAGGTATCATATACCCCATGGGCGTCCTCAAACGAAGCGTCGAGCATCTGTGGGAGACGATCAAGGACACCTTCGATCGTATCTATCATGCGATTGTCGACCCGTTCAAGAAGACGGACGAAGCCGGCGGCGCAGTAAATACGCTTACGGGCGACGTCGTCGATCTGGGCGACAAGGTCGAGGAGGCCGCGCAGCCTGTTATCACCTTCGCGCAGGTGGTCTCCGCCATGGGGCGCAAGGCTTGGGAGGCCGGCAACAAGCTCGCGCAGAAGCTGGCTCCGTATATTCTCGAGCTGGCGAGCTGGCTCGACGGCACCAACCACAAGATCGAGGAGTTCGGCGACAAGACCGAGGCGAACATCACAGAGAAGATGCCGACGGTCATCGAGTGGATCGAGAAGACCAAGCAGGCATTCCGGGACATGAAGGATGCCTTCACGAACGGCCTCATGGACTCCCTCACCGGGGACGACTCCAAGCTGTCGCTTCCGGACGTGGACACCAGCACCTTCCGCGGCCAGATCACGCTTGCCGCCTCGTCCCTCAAGTCGATCGACACCTCGTCATTCACGGCAATGCTGGCAAGTGCCGGCGCTGCTCTGTCGAGCTTCGGGACCCACCTCTGGAACGCCGGAAAGGCGCTGAAAGAGTTCTGGGGCAACATGAGCATCGGCGAGCATATTGCGAACGGCTGGGACAACTTCAAGGACCGCTGGGGCGGTCTTCCGGGCCTTATCGGCAAGGGCGTTACGGCCGTCGGCAAGGCGCTCGGGTTCCTCGCGGACCAAGCGGCTCGCTTCGCGGGATCGGCGCTGAAGGGTCTGGGCGAGTTCATCAAGAACTCGATCACGTGGTTCACGGGGCACCACCAGGTCGCCGCTATGACGCTCGCCATCGGTGGCGTTATCAGCGGCCTGCTTCGCTTCGTCACCGCTGGTCGTGCCATTTCCGGGACGTTCATCTCGATCAAGGACCTTATCGGCTCGGTTAAGAACGCCATCGACCAGTTCAGCGGCGTATTCACCTCCTTCTCCAAGAAGTTGGAGGCCGAGGCGAAGACCGAGACGGCCAAGCAGATCCTGATGTACGCCGGCGCCATACTGGTGCTCGCAGCCGCGATGTGGGTGCTCGCCCAGATCCCGGCGGACAAGCTCCTCGGCGTATCGGTGGCCATTATCGCCGTGTTCGCCGGCCTTACGGCGTCGGCGGAGTCGATCGGCAACTCGCTCAAGGACAACGCGAGCATGCTCGTGGGGGCTCTCGCCATGGTGGCGATCTGCATCGCTGTCGCGACTGCGGCGGGGGCACTGCGCGTCGTCGCCGGTATGGAGTGGCCCGAGATCCTCGCCGGAACGGCTGCGCTCGCGGCTATATTCGGCATGCTCATCGTGACGTCCAAGAACGTCGGCAAGAACAAGGGCTCTCTCATGGCGCTCGGCGTGAGCGCCATATTGCTGGGCGCTGGTGTACGCCTCATGGTCAACAGCGTCGCCAAGCTCGGCGAGATGTCTCTCGCTCAGCTGCTGCAAGGGATGGCGGCGCTCACGATCATGATCGCGATTCTGATGATATTCAACCGCGTACCTACGCCGCGGAAGAACGCTATCGGGAACGCGATCCAGTTCCTTATCCTGTCGTACGCTCTCAAGAATGTCGCCTCGGTCATCAAGGAGTTCGGCGAGATGGACTGGAAGACGTATCTTCTGGGTCTCGGCGAGATGGTTGGCGCATTGACCATCCTTATGGGCGTGGCGATCCTTCTGGACAACATACCGCTGTCCACGGTTGGGGCTCTGGGCCTGCTTCTCGTAGCGGTCGCTGTCGGTAAGGTCGCGACGGTTATCGCGGCGTTCGCGACGATGCCGTGGCAGCAGTATCTCATAGGCCTCGGCGAGATGGCGGGAGCGCTGGCGATCGTCGTCGCGGCGAGCTACGCAGCGTCGGGGAGCATCGGTGGAGCAATAGCGCTGGCGGCCCTGGCGGCAGCTATATCGCTACTTGTTCCCGCGCTGGTCATCCTCAGTCAGATTCCGCTCAGGAAGGCCGCTACCGGGCTGCTTATCCTGGCGGGTGCTCTCGGTGTCATTATCGCTGCGGGTTATCTGGCTATCGGTGCTGCGGTCGGGCTCGGAGCACTTGCTCTGGTGCTTATCGGTCTTGGTGCCGGATTCGCCCTCGCCGGCGCCGGTGTGTGGCTGTTCGCAACAGGTCTCACGCTACTGACAGTCAACGGTGCGGCCGGGGTGGCCATCCTTGCCAAGATGATCGAGCTTCTGCCGATCCTGGGAACGAACCTGGCGGGACTCCTTGTGAATTTCCTGGCGGTTCTCGGCGAGAACATGCAGGCGATCCGAGACGGCCTCGGAGCGCTCCTGATCGGCATATTCGGCGCTATCACCGACTCGCTCCCCGCGTTCGGTGAGATGTGCATCCAGCTCATCGGGACGCTTCTCACGGTCATTGTTACGATGACCCCGCAGATCATCCAGGCCGCGTTCGACCTGCTTCTCGCGCTTATTCAGGTGCTGATCGACAAGATGCCCGAGTTCGCCGAGAAGGGCGCCGAGCTCATTATCGCGTGGCTCCAGGGCATTGAGGATCACGCTCCGGACGTTGTGCAGCAAGCGGTATCGACAATCTCGACTCTCGCTACCGCGTTCAGCGAACAGCTTCCGGTTATCATCCAGACGGCGTTCGACATCGCGATCAACTTCCTGAACGGTCTCGCGGACGCTATTCGCAACAACGCCAGCACGGTTGGCGACGCCTGCGGCAACATCGTCGACGCGCTCGTCACGGGGTTCAAGTCGTACGCCTCCTCCTTCGGGAGCCGTATTGGCGATACACTTCGACGTCTCGGGCGCGATATTGTCAATGGCATCAAGCAGGGCGTCAAGGACAACGTTCACAAGATCGGCGACGCTCTTATCTCGGGTGCTCGCGGAGGTATCAGCCGGCTCAAGAGCTACCTGGGTATTCGCTCGCCGTCAAGGCGTTTCGCCGAGCTCGGCAAGTGGACGATGCTGGGGTTCGCCAAGGGCATCTCGGACAACTCGTCCGACACGATCTCCGCAGCCAGGGACTCCGCTCGGGCCGTCTCCGACGAGTTCGAGAAGAACCTGGATATCGATCCGGAGAACGTCGACTTGTTCGGCGGCCAGGACGCCCCCGTCATCAAGCCCGTAGTGGATCTGTCCGAGGTCGACAAGGCCAAGGAAGCGATCAACGGTCTCGGGGCTTCTCCGAACCTTACGGCAGAGGCCGCCAGGGCCGAGGCGCTTCGATCTGCGTACAGCGTTACGGCTCCCGAGTCGCAGCGTCAAAATGACAGCGATCGTCCGAAGGGCGACGTCATCTTCAACCAGTACAACACATCGCCGAGGGCTCTGTCGGAGGCGGAGATCTACCGTCAGACGCGGAGTCAACTGGTTGGTCTTCGAGAGGAGATATTCAAGCTGTGATACGATCTATCGAGCTTATTCCCGCAGACCGAGAGGGCCTGCTGCTGGAGATCGACAAGCCGGAGGATACCGGCATACTCGTCAAAGCAATCGACGGCCTCGGTCCGGCGAAGGCTACGATCAACACCACAGCGCTGTCTCTGACTGACTCGGCGATGTTCAACGGCAGCAGGGTGGGAATGAGAACCATCACACTCACCCTGCTGCCGCTCGAGGTTCCTACGGTCGAGCGTGCACGACACCGGATCTACAACCTTCTGCCGATCAAGCAGCCGGTAACGATTATCGTGCGGACGGACACTCGGGTCGTCAAGACACTCGGATATGTCGAGTCCAGCGAGCCGGACATATTCTCCAAGGAGGAGGCCATAAAGGTCGTCCTCATCTGTCCCGACGGCTACTGGTCGGACGGCGCTGAAGACACGCAGAACTACCTGCCGTTCGTGAAAGAGCACGCTGCCTTCGAGTTCGACTGGGAGGACACGCCCCTCTCGGAGAGTCCTACCCTTATATTCTCGAAGACTGTCGGGCTGCCATCCGTCATCCTAGAGAACGGAGGCGATGTCCCGGCTGGGTTCACAATCATGATCGACATCCTCAAGGACAATGCCACGCCGATCACGATCTACGACGACGTTCGCAGCCAGCACCTGACTCTGACAACCAAGTGGCACCCAGATGCCACGACGACGCAGCCGGCCAAGGCGGGCGATCGGTTCTACATCAACACTCGTGTCGGACACAAGAGCGTTACTCGTATCCGGAATGGCAAGGCCGAGAAGGCGCTGCATCTTCTCGACATCGACTCGGACTGGCTCATGCTTTATCCGGGCGAGAATCGTCTCTACTACACGATCAACGTCGGAGGCGGAGCCAAGGTATCCCTGTCCCGCGATATTCTCTATCAGGGGGTATAGTGTATCTAGCCGTCCTCGACAAAGGACTAAACCTGGCGTACGTCATCGACGACTACAAGTCGGTTATCTGGACGGAGCGCTACAACAAGTATGGCGACTTCGAGCTGGTGGTTCCGGGCACGTACGAGAACTACGAGAAGTTCCGCCTCGACACGTATCTGTTCACCCCCGAGTCGCAGAAGCTGATGATCATCGAGCAGCTCGAGTGGACGGAGGAGTACAACAAGGCGAGCGAGATCAAGATCACCGGTCGCTCACTGGAGTCTATTCTCGATCGCCGTATTGTCGGTCCAATCCGGTCCAGCGACGACCCCTGGTTCTACTACGTAAGGGGCTTCAACGATTTCGGGGACAACATCATCACGTCCCTGGTTGCGGATGCATTTGCGTTTCGTAAGCCGACACTTCCGCGACATGTGGGCTGGCTGCGCTGGATGGCGAACCCGAAGGATCTTCCAGCGGAGGTCCTGCTCGGAAGAGACGGCGCCGAGATGAAACTGCCCCAGCGTCGTTTCACAACAGTTGCCGAGCAGCACAGCAAACCCGCTGGCCCGGGCTCAGACCTTCGGCTCAGTCAGTACTCGATCGACCTCTCGTCGACGCTTGAGGGTAGCTTGTACGAGATCGTGACCACTATTCTCGGGTACTACGGCGGCGGATTCGCAATCGACCTGGAGCTCGGGAACCCCTTCCGCTGGTGGGGGTATGTGTACAAGGGTCTCGACCGCACGCGGTCACAGACGAAGCGGTCACCCGTCATCTTCTCGCCCAAGATGGACAACCTGTCAAAGGCTGTGTACGTCGAGTCGGTTGCCGACTACAAGTCCGTTATCTACTCGGGGCTTGTCAGCAGCCAGAGCGTGGGCGAGGCGCATGAGTACGGCGACACAAAGCCGAAGACGCAGCTCGCCAACAACTCGAAGACAATCGGCATCTCGGGCCTGGAGCGCAGAGAGGGTTATCTTCAGAACATCCAGATCAACGAGATGACCGGCGTTCGCTCTGACAGGAACGGGTCAAAATACTCGGTTCTGGGCGAGCAGACGATGTCGAAGGAGCAGGTGCTCCAGAAGATCGAGGACGCCTGCAACGACGAGCTCTACAAGCACGGTAAGAAGACCGTGTACACCGGCGAGGCGGACATGACGACGATGTACCGCTACGGCGAGGACTTCTTCATGGGAGACCTGGTTCAGCTGGAGAACGGACACGGTCTGTCGGAGACGGCGATTCTCACTGAGTACACTCGCTCCTCCTCCGAGGCCGAGGGCGACAAGTTCTATCCGACATTTACCAAGCCGAACGAGTCATCGGCCTGGCATCACTGAGGAGGGAGAATGGCACTTACCTCTGGTTTCTACCCGTCCAAGGACGGAGACCGAAAGTACTCGGCACTGGACTTCGGGCGAATGTTCGACGGTCTTATCCACGACGGCATCTACGCGACTGCTCTGAACGGTTTTCGTCCGCGAATGAAGGACGCGACCAGCCTTACTATTCAGGTGGACAGCGGCCGCGCGTGGTTCAACCACACGTGGGTCGTCAACGATGCCATAATCGAGATCGACGGTTCCCCGGCACACCCGACATTTCCTCGCTGGGACGCGCTTGTGCTCACGGTGGACCGTTCGGACGATCAGCGCTCTGCATATCTCGAGATTGTTAATGGCGTCCCCAAAGACGGCGCGACTCGTCCGGACGTTACCAGCACGAACAATGAGATCAAGTCGCGCTACCCGCTCTTCTACCTGTTTATGGACAGCAAGTACAAGGCTGGCACGGCCCCCAAGCAGGTGAGCGACAATCGAGGGCAGTCGAACTGTCCGTTCGTCACGGGGATCGTCGACCACCTCGACGGCGACACGCTGTTCAAGCGATGGGACGACTCGTTCCGGGAGTGGGCGAAGAACTACAGCGCCGAGGTCAAGACCGACCTGGACGAGTGGAAGGCCGAACGACTGGCCGACTACAACACCTGGAAAGACACCCTGATCAACACGATGAACGGCGACACCAACAAGAAGGTCGTCAATGAGATCGCAGCGATCAAGTCTCAGCTCCAGGGGATGACCGCGGGTTTTAGGATCTACCAGGACATAGTATGGTCCAACGGGCAGGTTCTGGTAGATCGTACGACGCCCGTGCAAGGAAAACTCGTATACGAGCTGAAGGTGTGATTCATGCGTATTAGTGATCTCCCCATTGTCCGCTATAACGAGGGTAGCGACTACATCATTCTCGATAATCCGGGCAAGAGCACGACGAAGCGCATCTCCTGCACGGATCTTCGCTTCTCGATCTTCTCGGACTTCAACTTCATTCACAACCAGATCGTCCGCGGAAACTCTTTGGGCAACGAGTTCCGGCAAGACCAGAAGGACGCCATTCGAACCGGTTCTTTCCAGGACATGTGGCTGGGCGACTACTGGCTGTACAACAATGTCCGGTGGATGATCGTCGACTTCAACTACTTCAAGGGCACAGAGGAGGGCGTGAAGAACCACGTCGTCGTCATGCCCGACCGAAGCCTTAGCGCCACCATCGCCACAAAGGCCGAGGACCCGCTGAAGAACTACTGCGACTCCCTGATGTACGACGCAGCGTCCAAGCTCAAACCGCGGTTCGCGTCGCTGTTCGGTGATGAGTACATCATGGGGCACAAGGACGTTCTGGCGAACAGCTATGCCGGAAGCACGACCTTTCCGTACACCTCAGACGACGTTCTCGTTCGTGGGGGCATCTACTCCACGATCCCGGACGAGGTCATGATGTTCGGAGCCAGGCTCATGGCACCCGTTCAGGCGGGACGCAACGCGGCCGGGCATATTACGGGAAAGCAGTTCTCCTACTACCGGCAGGGTATGGGCATCCCTAATCCTCACCAGATATTCTGGCTGCGGGACAAGTGCTGGTACAACTACTTCACGTGCTGGGCGGACTACCGCCTGACCAACCGTATCTGGAACACCACCGCCGGTCTGCGCCCCTTCGTCTGTATCTCGGGGGACGCCAACTGATGTCCCACACGCTCGAACTGGCTATCACTGTCGCTACATCAGTGCTTGGCTCCTCGGGCTTGTGGGCATTCATCCAAGCAAGGAACACGAAGAACGCTGCGCAGTCCCAACTCATGGTAGGGCTTGCGCATATTCAGCTCGTGGCGATCGCCGAGGGCTATATCGCTCGAGGATGGATCTCGCATGCCGAATACGATGATATTCGCGTATACCTGTACGACCCGTACAAGGCGCTGGGCGGTAACGGATCTGCTCATCGCCTTGTACAGGAACTGTCCCTACTACCGTCCCATCCGCCCAGTAAGGAGCATCATGACGAACAAGACATATGACCGGCTGAAGTTCGTGGCCCAGGTCGTTCTCCCGGCCGTTGCCACGCTGTACACCGCTCTGGCCGCCGCCTGGGGATTCAGCCACGTCGAGGCCGTCGTCGGTACGATCACCGCTGTTGACCTTTTCCTCGGGTCTCTTCTCGGCATCACCTCGAACCAGTACACGCCCCCCGCGGACGGCGTTCTTCATGTCGACCATGAGAACAAGGAGGTTGTGGCTGCGCTGGAGAAGCCCGCTGTCGACCTGAGGAACGGCGGCACCGTTACGCTCAAGGTGTCCGAGTCCTGACGCGAGGGGAACAGGGCTCATAATGAGACCTAGAGAAAGGAACACCATGTCCCCCGACACCGAGAAGCCCGACCAGGACGACCTCCTGGAAGACGCCTACTCCTTCGCCTACGGTCTGGACCCCGACTCCGACGCTTACCGCCGGACGCTGGAGAGTATCGACAAGCTCGAGTCCATCTCGCGTGCCAAGCACAAGAGCTGGAAGCCGAGCCCCGACGCCGTCCTGTCGTCCGCGACAAGCCTCCTCGGAATCCTGATCATTGTGAAGGCCGAGAGCATCTTCCCAATCGCCTCCAAAGCACTCTCGATCGCGACCAAGATCCGTCTCTGAGATCTAACCCCATACCATTCCCCCCTGTCATAACCGACTCGGGGGAATGGTATGGTTTATCAAAATCGGGTTCTAAAAATTGCCCGGGTGGGATTTTCGGAAACGCGATTTTGACAAGGCTCATAATGAGACCCCACAACTCGAAAGGAACCACAATGCTGCAAGGACGTGATGCGGCTCTACAAGTCGCTCCAGAAGAACTGACCTCACGCCTATAGCCCCAACCCGGGCTATAGGTTTCGCGGAACCATCATGCCTCATAATGAGAACCAAGAAAGGAACCACAATGAACGCTCGTAAGATCATCGGTTTCACCGCTGACATCTCCGCAAGCTACGCCGTCGGCGTCGCCATGGTTGCCGTCATGCCCGAACTCTCAATCCCCGCAATGATCGGGTACCGTTTGGGCACGATGGCGATCGGCGCCGCAGTCGGACGCTTCGCGCGGAAGAACGCGGAGGAGACCTACGATGAAGTCACGAAAGCGGACACCGTCCACTTCTACTCCACCCGCCGCTGAAGGCAGATTCATGACCCGCATGGGTCATGGGTCTCGCAATTTCAACAAGCGCTATAACGAGACCCCACAACCTGAAAGGACACTTCAATGACCATCGCCTACAAGATCCTGCTCGGTGTTTGTGCTGCCAACTCCCTCGCCGGCTTCGCGCTGATGGGCTGGACGTACCGGCAGTTGCACAAGCCCCACCCGATCGAGGAAGTCAAGAAGAACCGCCAGAACTGACCTCACGCCTATAGCCCCAACCCGGGCTATAGGTTTCGCGGAACCATCATGCCTCATAATGAGAACCAAGAAAGGAACCGCAATGAACTTCTTCTGCTGGATCATCAAGAACATCGTCTTCGGCGTTGGCCTCTGGACCATCGCCAAGTGGATCTTCAAGAAGAACCGCCCCGAGTCCACCCCCGGAAACTTCTACTACTGACTCGCATCCATAGCCCCCAACCCGGGCTATGGGTTTCTCGAAAGGAACACCATGTTTTCTCAGACCCTTTGCTGCGTCACGACGATCGTCGCGATCATTGGTATCGCCGACATCTTCCACCGCCAGCTCGAGGAGAAGGAGGCCATGCGCAAGCAGATGGCCGAGCTCCAGAAGGAGAAGGAGGAGGCGGAGAAGCTTCTGTCTGACACCTCGATGACCGTCCTCGATCTGCGCGCCCAGCTTCGCGCGAAGAGCGCCGCATGATACTCGCACTGGCCATCGCGACCATGATCATGCTTGTCGTGTTCGCCGTGATGGCGTTCTGGTGACTCGCGAAAAACACATCTCCTATAATGAGACCCCATAGAAAGGAATCGCAATGAACAACACCGACCTCACTCCCGCCGAGAACGACGAGAAGAAGTCCCCGTTCAACCTCCCCCCGCTCTCGGACCAGACCAAGTCCGAGCTCAAGGCCCTCGGCTGGGCCATGCTCAAGGGCGTCGCCGTTGCCGGCGCCGTCATGGGCACCCTGGCCATCGCCGCTGCGCTCAGCAAGTCTGACGAGACGGACGAGGACGAGGACGACTTCGACACCGTTGACGCGGACGAGGACGAGTGATCATCGTCTCCGTCTAACTCTTGCCTATAGCCCCCAACCCGGGCTATAGGTTTTCGTCATGTGCGTATCAATCGCTATCGCGCTCCTGTTCATAGCCCTGTCTCTTATCTTCATCGACTGAAAGGAAACCCATGATCAAGCACACGATTCTCGCCGAGAACTTCGACGGGGAGAATGTCGCCGGAACCTTCTGGTTCAACCTCACTCGCAAGGAGGTCGTCGACTTCCTCATCGACGAGTCCTCTCGCGACAGCGCGTTCGCCCGGAGTCTCCTCTCGGGTGAGACAACGCCGGAGAACCTCCGCGTCGTGGACGGCATTACCGCATACCAGTTCTTCGTCCGTCTTGTCGACCGAGCATTCGGCGAGCGCGACCAGGACGGTATTCACTTCCGAAAGTCGGAGAAGGCGCTCGAGGACTTCAAGACGTCCGTGTTCTACGAGGAGTTCGTCTTCGACCTCGTCAATGACCCGAAGAAGGCCGTCAAGTTCTTCAACGGCGTCATGCCGAAGAAGATGATCGAGGACGCCAAGAAGGCCAATCCCGAGGCGTTCGCCGCCCTGGACGTCTGACGCATTTTTCGAGGGGTCTCACTAGCGAGTTTTACATGGCTCATAGTGAGACCCCTCGAAAGGAACACGCAATGAACAACACCGACTCGGTTACCCCTCGTGACATCGTTCTCTTCGGATCCGCGATCTACATCGCGCTCTGGACCCGAACGATCCTCTGGTACGCCGACGGAACAGACATCGCATCCTGACCAACCTCACAGCTATAGCCCATATCCTGGGCTATAGTTTTTCTCGAAAGGACACACGTGAATGGACTTGTCCGCGGACTTGTATCCGCTACGAACCGCAACGCCCCGGCGATTCTCTCCGCCATCGGAGTCGCCGGAACTGTTCTCACGGCGGCTGCCGCGGTTGTCGGCGACCGGCAGGCAGCGCTCAGGTGCGAGCGAGCAGGAATCGACGCCCCCACGAACAAGCAGCGACTCGAGCACGGATGGGAGTGCTACATCCCAGCCCTTCTCGCGGCAGCAGGATCTGTTTCAGCCATTATTGCCGCACACCGCATTGGCGCTGCTCGGCAGGCCGCTGCCCTGGCAGCTTGCACGATGACGTCTGAGGCGTTCGATCGTTATCGTTCGGCCGCCAAAGAGGTTCTGCCCGCAGAGGAGCAGAAGAAGGTGGAGAGCGCAGCAGCCGCCAAGATTCCGCTCCCGGAGAACAGGCAGAATGTCATATTCGTCGAGGGCGGTACGGTGCTGTGCTATGACGGACACAGCGGACGCTATTTCCGTTCGAGCATGAACCACCTCCGCAAGGTGCAGAACGACCTGAACCGGATCCTCATATCCGAGTCATCGGTCTCCCTCAACGAGTTCTACGAGCACGTCGGTCTCCCGACGACGGCTATGGGCGACCAGCTCGGCTGGCGCGTCGGAGCGGAGATCGAGCTCCATTTCGCGACGAGCATGGGCGACAACGAGGAGCCCTGCCTTGTCGTGGACTTCATCACCGAACCTATTCCCGACTGGTTCAAGCTCGGCTGAGCATATCTGAAAGGACACGATGTCATTCTGGGAGTACGCCGCACTGACCGCGGCTGATATTGTCTGGCGACCGATCAACGCGACGCTCGGTTTCCTCGAGAAGCACACGAACTGGTGGAAGTGATAGCATGGATGTTCCCGTTCGAGGCAGCCTGCCTGGTAACAGCGACCAGGAGAAGAAGCGCGTCTCTGAGCAGATCACGACGCGTCCCGGGCGCCATATCACCCCGAGCTTCCGTGACCGCGCAATGAACGCTCTCTTCGGAGACGACCTGAAGTCTGTCGGGTCTTATCTGTTCTGGGACATCGCGATTCCCGCGTTCAAGAACATGGTGTATGAGATGGTTGTCGGAGGTACTGAGCGAACACTGTTCTCGCAGGGCGGAGCGCCGTCATATCAGCGCCCCACGACGCCTCGCTACACCTCCTACAACCGCGTCTACCAGAGCAAGACGTACGGAACTACGCCGGGCAGCGAACGGACGCTCACGAAGAGCGTCTACCAGCCCGTCGTGCTCGACTCGAAGAGCGAGGCCGAGTCCGTCGTCACTGAGCTCACCAACATTGTCGACACATACGGGTCCGCCTCCGTGGGAGACCTGTACGGCATGGTCGGCATATCCGCGGACTATCCTGTTGAGGACCGCGGCTGGACGAACCTGACGTCTGCTCAGGTCACACGCGTCCGAGACGGATATCTGCTCGATCTTCCGTCCCCCGTCAAGATCAACTGAAAGGCATATTCTCAAATGAACCTCGGAGTCATTACTCGTGCCGCTGGGAAGGTCGGTCTGGCGCTCTCGAAGCACTCGCCCGCTATGCTCAGCGTTATCGGTGGCGTCGGTGTTGTCGCCACCGCCGTTCTCGCGTCGCAGGAGACCCTGCGCGTCAAGGAGATCGTCGAGCCCCACGTCGAGAACCTGGAGCTCATTTCCTCTACCCTCGAGGACGAGACCAAGCAGTACAGCGACCAGGATGCCCTGCACGACCGCACGGTTATCTACACGCGCCTCGGTCGAGACCTGCTGAAGCTTTACGCTCCGGCGCTCATCGTCGGTGTTCTCACGATCACGTCCATCGCGGCATCGCACCGCATCTCTGCCAAGCGCATCGCCGGTCTGACGGCCGCTTACGGCGCGCTTGACCAGTCCTACCGCCGCTACAGGGGTCGTGTCGAGCAGGCCCTCGGGAAGGAGGGGATGAAGGAGCTCGACACCAAGATCCGCGAGCAGGCGAAGAAGGATATTGCCGAGCGTCGCAAGCCCGACGCCGATATCTCCGAGATCGGGGACAGCATCTTCGACATGGCCGGCGCCTCCCAGTACGCGGTGCTCTACGACGAGAACGCCGCCACCTGGAACAAGAACCGGAACCTCTCGACCTCGATTCTTCACGCCCAGGAGAACTACGCGAACGACCTGCTGAACTGCCGCGGGTACGTGATGCTGAACGAGGTCTACGCGGGCCTCGGTCTCCCTCAGACGTCTGCGGGAGCGGTCGTCGGCTGGATCCGTAAGGACGACGGCGGTGCCGATGGCTACATCACCTTCGGGGACTGGGACGTGAACTACTTCGACGATATCTACAAGGATGTCGACGGTGTGTGCGAGGCGAGGCGCTGGATCCTCGACTTCAATGTCGACGGCGTTATCTGGGACCGCATCGATGAGGTGTCGGTCCGTTGATATTCTCGCCGCGTGACGCGGTGCTCGTGGCGGCCGGGGCGCTTTCGGGTGTCCTGGCCGCCGTCGGGGCGACCGCATATATTCTGAACCGCAAGCACTTCCACGAGCTCGAGGACATGAAGGACGCCATCGCCCGAGAGGCGATGATCCGCAAGGAGGCGACCGACACCACGAAGGCGCTCAAGACTGCTTTCTCCGAGCAGGAAAAGCAGCTGGATTTCTTCCGCCAGCTTCCGGCGGAAGTGCTTGCACCATATCTACCATCTGAGGACGATGACATGCACGAGTACGATCCGGACGTGGAGGCGTATGACAGCGAGATGCTACCCGAGGGATGCGATTCCTTCGGGTGCCAGGTGCTGTCCGAGAAGGAGTGGGCGGAGCGCGAGGGTCGAGGCGATTTCGACGACCTCACTCTGCGCTACTACGTGAAGGACGACACGCTGGTCGGACCGAACAACCGCCCGGTGGAGTTCCCGAATGATCTCATCGGGGAGGCGCTCAGCGTTATCTCCGTGCCCTCGAGCGGGACCACTACCGCCTATATCCGCAACTTCCTGATCTGGGCGGACATCACGCTCGAGATCTATGCGGACGCATTCTTCGAGAAGGATCCCGATGCCTGACACACAGCGTTACTTCGAGTGGCTGTACGGACGAGCGATCTCCTTCGTGGAGCACTACCGCACGCTCTGCTCCGTTCTGCACAGCATCGTGTTCTTCTCGAACGTCCCGATGGATGACAACCGTATCACGGACGCCATCTCTCTCCGCACGATGTTCGAGTCGGAGGCGCAGGCGGACCTGTCCGAGCTCGAGGAGCCCTCGGTCCTGGAGGTGCTGGTCGTCCTGGCGCAGGACCTGTCATTCCAGACGATGGACGAGGAGGATATTCAGGTCGCGTTCGCCGAGATCCTCGGCAACCTCGGTCTCAGCAAGTGGTTCGACGAGCACTGGGCGGTAGAACCGTTCGAGGCGGAGCACGACACGCGTCTCACGATCCATCGATGGCTCGATCGTGAGGAACTCACCCCCCGCACGCCATTTCCGGTGTTCGAGAACGGCGAGCTCGTAGACACTCGCCGTATCGAGCTCTGGTACCAGATGCATCTGTACAACAGAAGCATCGATCAATTCTAGGAGCACTCTATGGATTTCTTCGAAGTGGCCAGGACCGAGAAGAAGGATGGTTCGGCCTGCCTCGCCCCGGAGTTCCTCGTGGGGGAGCCCACGGACTTCATGATTCGGGGTGGAGCGTTCTACGCCATCTGGGACGAGGAGAAGGGCAGGTGGTCCACTCGTATGGATGACGTCGCCCGTCTCGTCGATCGTGAGGTCCTGGCCACTGCGGAGAAGTCGGATGACAATCCCTCGGTGCGCCTTATGCGGAGGTTCAAGTCGGGCATCTGGCGCGAGTTCCGTTCGTGGGAGTCGAGCATGTTCGACCATTTTCACCCGCTGGACGACACGCTGGTGTTCGCGGACGACCCCGTGCGCAAGGAGGACTACGCGTCCAAGCGCCTGCCATATTCGCTCAAGGCGGGAGACCACTCGGCATTCGACCGTCTCCTCAGTGTGCTGTACGATGAGGAAGAGCGTAGGAAGATCATCTGGGCGATCGGTTCGGTCATTTCCGGAGACAGCGCCCGGATCCAGAAGTTCTTCGTCCTCTACGGAAAACCGGGTTCCGGCAAGTCAACTGTCCTGAACATCATATCCTGGCTCTTCGAGGGGTACAGCAAGCCGTTCGACTCGAGAGCGCTTGTACGGTCGAACAACCAGTTCGCTCTCGAGGCGTTCAAGACGAACCCGCTCATCGCCATCGATCACGATGGGGACATGAGTCGGCTCAGCGACAACACAGTTCTCAACTCGCTGGTGTCCCACGAGGAGATGCTGGTGAACGAGAAGAACAAGTCGCTGTACGGGATGGCCTTTCGGACGACGTTATTCGTGGGGACGAACTCGCCGGTTCGTATCACGGACAGCAAGTCGGGCATCATCCGCAGGCTGATCGATATTCACCCGACGGGCAGCACGGTCCCCAAGGACACGTACGAGCGTCTGATGACCGAGATCAGTCAGACACGCGGCGAGATCGCGGCGTACTGCCGGGACGAGTACAACCGTATGGGCATCTCCTACTACGACGAGTACCGCCCGCTGCGGATGATGGGCGACACGGACGCGCTGTACAACTTCGTGGAGTACAACCAGGAGGAGCTCGAGGCCGAGTCGAGCATATCCCTGCGTCGTGCCTACACGATGTACAAGGAGTACTGCGACATGGCGAGCGTGTCCTCACCTCTGCCGATGTACGTGTTCCGGTCCCAGTTCCGATCGTATTTCGAGGACTACAAGGACCGGGCGTCCCTTCCGGACGGAAGTCGAGGACGAAGCGTATACATCGGGTTCCGAAGCGATATTCTCACGCAGAAGAAGCTGGAGGAGAAGCCCAACGAGACGACCTGGTTGCACCTGTCCGAGCAGCCCTCGCTACTGGACAGGCGATATTCGGATCGTCCTGCTCAGTACTCGTCGGACGAGGGCACGCCACTGAATCGGTGGGACGACGTCACGACCACGCTGAGCGATATCGACACACGAAAGGAGCACTATGTACGACCCCCCGAGAATGAGATTGTCATCGACTTCGATATCTGCGAGAACGGAGTCAAGTCGCCTTCTCGAAACCTTGACGCTGCTTCTCGGTGGCCTCGAACCTATGCTGAGAGGTCTCGAGGAGGTGGAGGTCTCCATCTCCATTACGTCTACGCCGGAGACCCCGAACGCCTCGCCCATATTTACGAGCCGGGAATCGAGGTCAAGTGGTATCCCGGACGTTCAGCTCTACGGAGGCGACTGAGTGTATGCAATGATATTCCTCCGGCTACTCTTGAGGAAGGTTCGCTCCCTCTCAAGGAGGAGAAGATGCTCAACCGCACGACGATGAAGGACGAGAAGAGCCTCCGCGATCTTATTCTGCGGAATCTCAGGAAGGAGATCCATCCGGGCACCAAGCCATCGATCGACTTCATCGAGAAGATCCTGAACGACGCGTACTCGCAGGGGATGGAGTACGACCTGAGTGACATGCGTCAGGCGGTCATGACGTTCGCCCTCAGGTCCACGCACCACTCCTCCTACTGCCTCTCGCGCGTCGCTCAGATGCATTTCCACTCGGAGATGGACGTCGACAAGACCGACGGAGTGGAGAAGGGCGATATCGTCTTCTTCGACTGCGAGGTCTTCCCGAATCTGCTCCTCGTGAACTGGAAGGTGCAGGGCAACGACCATATTCACCGCATGATCAACCCTGCGCCGGCGGAGATCGAGGCGCTCGTCGAGCACCGTCTGATCGGGTTCAACAACCGACGGTACGACAACCATATCCTGTACGGCAGGATGATGGGGTACTCGAACGAGCAGCTGTTCCACCTGAGCCAGAAGATCATCGGGAACGTGCTGGACGCGGGGTTCCGCAACGCGTACGACCTCTCATACTCCGACATCTACGACTTCTCCTCGAAGAAGCAGAGTCTGAAGAAGTGGGAGATCGAGCTCGGGATCCACCACAAGGAGCTCGGGCTTCCCTGGGACATGTCGGTTCCGGAGGAGCGCTGGCCCGAGGTCTCCGCATACTGCGACAACGACGTACGAGCCACCGAGGCCGTATTCAACGCACGGCACGAGGACTGGACGGCGCGTCGGGTGCTGGCGGACGTCGCCGGCATGACTCCGAACGCCACGAACCGTATCCTGGCGACGAAGATCATTTTCGGGGACAACCGCCACCCGCAGAAGGACCTGGTCTACACGGACCTGTCGAAGGAGTTTCCGGGCTACAAGTACGAGTTCGGCGTTAGCTCATATCGCGGCGAGGTCACCGGTGAGGGCGGTTACGTGTACGCCGAGCCGGGCATCCACCGTAACGTGGCTCTGCTCGATATCGCCTCGATGCACCCGACCTCGATCGAGGTCCTGAACATGTTCGGGCCGTACACGAAACGCTTCTCCGAGATCAAGGCCGCTCGCATCGCCATCAAGCACGGCGATATCGAGCACGCCAAGTCGATGCTCGGAGGAGCGCTCGGTCCATATCTGAAGGACGACTCGCAGGCGAAGGACCTTGCATACGCTCTGAAGATCGTGATCAACAGCGTGTACGGTCTCACTGCGGCGTCCTTCGACAACGCATTTCGCGATCCACGGAACGTGGACAACATCTGCGCCAAGCGAGGCGCACTATTCATGATCGACCTGAAGCACTTCGTTCAGGAGCAGGGCTTCACAGTCGCCCATATCAAGACCGATTCGATCAAGATCCCGGACGCAACGCCCGAGATCATTTCCGCGGTCTGCGAGTTCGGCAGGAAGTACGGCTACACGTTCGAGCACGAGGCCACGTACGACCGCATGTGCCTCCTGAACGACGCCGTCTATATCGCTCACGACGAGAAGGGTTGGCACGCCACAGGCGCCCAGTTCCTGCACCCGTACGTATTCAAGTCGCTGTTCAGCCACGAGGAGGTGACACTCGATGATTTCTGTGAGACGAAGGCGGTTACGACCAGTCTGGTTCTGGGGGACCAGGAGACTGCGCCGGAGGGAGTCCGCTTTGTGGGCAGAGTCGGTCGCTTCGTACCTGTTCGCGAGGGCGGCTTCGATATTCTGCGCGAGAAGGAGGGAAAGTACTCCTTCGCTGCCGGCAGCAAGGGATACAAGTGGCTCGAGGCGGAGGACCTGAACGGGGATATCTCGCTCGTGGACGACCGCTACGCCAACTCGCTCGCCAACAAGGCGCGTGATGCCATATCCGCATTCGGCGATGCGGACGAGTTCCTCTCGCAGGAGTAACTTGGATTATAATGAGACCCCTACGAAAGGAACCGTTATGAAACCCAACTGGCTCATCGCCGTCCGCGGCATCACGCTTGGAATCATCCTCGCACTCGCCTACGGTGACATCCCCCAGGCCAAGGACCACCTCCCCAAGAAGTGATCTCACGCTCTATAGCCCATATCCTGGGCTATAGAGTTTCGTTGGATCAGAAAGGAACACAATGGAGATCAAGTTCGTACCCAGAATCATCGTCACCAACCACAACGCATATCTTGAGGACGCGCCCTTCGACAGACTGGTGCACGCGGCCGTGAACGCTGCGGTCAAGAAGTACTGCGGAGTCGATACCCCGTCGGAGGACTGCCCCGTTCCGACTAGGGTGGTCGTCTCGGCCAAGGGCCTTATTCGTCTCGAGTGGGACGAGGACGCCGAGGGTCCGATGATCATCGTCGGGCGCCACACGGACGGACGCTACGGGCTCATCGCCGAGATCCGCCCCTCCAACGAGACCGCGCATATTCTCGACGGCTACCAGTTCGTCGGTTACGCGCTCAACCCCATCCGCTCCGTATACATGAGGAAGGCATCATGAGCAGCCACATCGTTTCCGTTCGTTCCGACGACCCCTGCATCGATGGGGTTAAGATCCTTCTGTCGGACGCCGTCCGCAACGACGCAGACAAGTCGGGTTACCACCATTTCCCCGTCGTCTCGCCGAAGACCTTCGACGGCATCAAGTCGTATATCGTCGCCGGTACCCTCGACGTCTCGGAGGACTGGTACGACGTCCAGCGCAACGGCCTCTGCGTCAACATCATTTCCCGGAAGAGGGAGGGGGTGTGATCTGGATCCTCTGGACCGTTCTCGCCCTCATGGCGCTCTACTACGTAGGCACGCGATGGGGGTCCGAGTTCGGGTGGGCCTTGTTCTGCGCCCTGATCGTCATATATCTTCTCCACTTCCAAGTCATCTGAAAGGAACACCATGCCGTCGGCACAGATCACTCTCAAGGACGTCCGTCTCCTCTTCCGCAACTTCAGCGGAGCCCGGGACCGCTTCGGGAACGAGGGGAAGCGGACCTTCTGCGTCGTCCTGCCCGAGGACGCTGCGAACGACCTCCGTGCCCAGGGGGTCAACGTCAGGGTTCTCAAGCCCCGCGACGAGGACGACCAGCCGGAGCCCTTCGTCAAGGTCAACGTGAAGTTCGGGACCCGCCCGCCGAAGATCACGGTCATCTCCGGGAAGCACCGGACGATCCTGAAGGACGAGGCCTCTCTCGGGATGCTGGACTGGGCCGTTATCCAGCGCGCCGATATCCAGATCCGCGTCTGGCACAACGCCGAGCGCGGGTTCACCACCTGCTGGCTGAACAAGGCCTTCATCACCGTGCAGGAGGACGAGCTCGACGCGATGTACGCCGAGCCTCCGAGCGACGAGGACGCTCCGGAGGAGTGGCGAGCATGAGGATCACGCCCGACACCATTTCCAAGCTGCCGCAGCTCGAGGACGTTCGTGTTCGCATCGTGCGACCGGACGGCTCCTCGGTCAGCGCCAGGGGCGATATCTACGCCGCTCTTCCGGGTGACGACAAGTGGTCCGTCCTTATTCGCAGCAACGGCGCCGAGGAGCTCTTCCTCTCGTCCGAGTGGGAGGGCATCTGGTTCGATGCCGCGAAGCTCCTGTGCCTGCACAGCAAGCGCGTCGAGACCTCACGGTCGCACCCGATCGAAGGTATCCGCTACCTCCTGATCAGCGACATCGAGTCGCTGCACGACACCTACGCCGTATTCGGCGAGGACCAGGTGTACCTGCTCGAGGACTCCTTCGGGAGTCGCATGAAGGGATACTACACCTTCTCCCCCTGCCGCGAGTCCCGTCTCATTCACTGGGTCCGCGTCGAGGCGAGCTTCGTGAACCTCAAGGTCGTCCACCGACCGGACGACAGCACATCATATCTCTACGTCATGAAGAAGGAGCCCGAGCTGTGAACGGCATGTGGAAGATCATCTCTCACGAGGAGTTCTACAACGACAGACTGGCCACGATCGCCGACGGGCAGGTCCGCGGCCATATCGACGAGACCGGCTTCCACGGCGGATTCGTCGGAGCATTTCGGCTCGTCCTCGCGAACGGAGTGGAGCTGATCATCCCCAAGGGGCAGTTCTACTCGATCATCGACTTCGACGAGGGGACGATCGAGCTGATCGCCGCTGACTGACCATATTCTGTACGGGCGGGCCCGGAGCGATCTGGGCCCGCCCATCAGGACGAAAGGAACACCGTGTTACCCTACAACCGCCTTATTCTCGTAGACTTCCTCGAGGGGCCGAAGCTCTGGGCATACTGCATCAGACAGATCATCGATTATCAGTGCGGGAATCGCAAGGACATACTGGTGATGGAGCATCGAGACACCGAGACCAACCAGACGTACGAGTTCGTGCTGGATACAGATCGCTTCAGCATTATCCAGGAAGTCGATCCGTATCGAAACGAGTACCATCTGGTCGTGATGGCTTATGGTTAACCCGCCTCCGCGCACGACATATCCCCTTTCAGACTTCGTCATAGACGAGAAGTACCTCGGATCCAAGGAGTACTGGCGCCGGTCCGGTCTCACCAAATCGAGGTACATGGTATCCAACAAAGGACGGGTTAAAGGGCCTCGAGGGATGATCCGCAGCCCTAAGCGCGACAACAGCATCGAGGTTCGAAACCGGCAGGGAAACCCCCAGTTCTTCCGCCTCGCGCGGCTCATGTGCGAGGCGTTCACCACATTCGAGTATGACAATAAGGAGCACCGTTTCTGCTGGTTGGATGGCGACCGGAACAACCAGACGCTGTCAAATCTCGGAGTGCAGGTGCTGCGCCACGAGGTTCGAGCCTCGCCTGCCGAGTGCGAGGCGACCGCGCCGCATATTATTCGCTTCAAGATCGAGGGAGAGGACACGGTGATTGAAAAGCGCACACACCGGCGCCCGATAGTTCTCCCGAACCTCGTCGAGAAGGAGAACCTCACCGATATCTGGCTCGTCTCACACGGCAAGGTGGGGGACGCGGACCGGTGGACATATTCAGCAAGGAGGAAGACCAATGGAACTCATTGACGCATTCGTCCGGGAGGCTATTCTGGCGGGCGCGGATGATGTGATCATCGCCGAGGACCCCGAAGACTACGAGACCAACACCATCAAGTTCGTGGCGGTGAAGCATTGAGCGAGATCTGGAAGACCCTTTACGCATATTACGACCTTGAGGTCAGCAACTACGGTCGCTTCCGCAAGATCAGCACAGGGACATATCGCAAGCCGACTCTGAACAAGGGATCGCTCGTCATGAGCGTCCTGGACGCGGAGACGATGCAGCAGCAGCAGATGGTCGCCCACCGGCTCGTGTGGGAGGCATTTCGCGGTACCGTGCCGCCGATGCACTGCATCAGGCACCGGATGGACGACCCACGCGATATTCGCCTAGACAACCTCTACTGCCAGTCGTACTCGGATCTCGTGTCCGAGAACTGGCAGGACAAGAAGAACGAGTGGCGCCAGACGGCCTTCGAGATCGAGGGCTTCTAGTGGGCGACCTGCTTTGGAAGCACCAGCGCGAGGCCCTGCGGAGGATGCATATTGGTTGCGTCCTCTGCGGGGCCCCGGGCTCCGGGAAGAGCATGGTCGGCGTAGCGTTCGCCGTCGAGACCATCACGGGTCATAATTTTGAGTCGGGTGAGAGCGCCGAGACGCCCACGACGCTCTATATCATCACGACGGCAACGAAGAGGGACAGTCTTGACTGGCAGGGGGAGATCGCCCGCTTCGGCCTCTCGACCAAGGAGGGAGTTCGCGGCATATCCTGCGTCGTCGACTCGTGGAACAACATCCGGAAGTACGAGAAGGAGACGGGGTTCTTCATATTCGACGAGCAGCGTCTTGTCGGGAAGGGCGCCTGGGCGAAGGCATATCGTAAGATCGCCTCGAGGAACCCTTGGATCCTTCTGTCAGGCACTCCTGGCGACACGTGGATGGACTACTTGCAGGTATTTCTGGGGAATGGGTTCTACCGCAACCAGACGGAGTTTGTGGAGAAGCACGTCGAGTACGACCGCTTCGCGCGATACCCCAAGGTCACGCGGTACCACAACGAGAAGGTCCTGCGGAAGCACCGGGACGCCATATTGGTTCAGATGCCCATGCCTCGGCGAACCCGACGGCACGAGTCGCGCATATCCTGCAAGTACGACACCGAGGTATACAACGAGACGCTGCGGCAACGGTGGGACGTCCTTCGGAATCGTCCGATCGAGGACGCTGCGGGTCTCGCAAGGGCGCTGCGCTATATCGTAGTGGCCTCGGGCGACCGCAGAGGTGCCCTTCTGAGGCTCCTAGCGGCCCGTAAACGCGTCATCGTGTTCTACATGTATAACTACGAGCGCGACATATTACGGGACGTCTGCGAGGCTCTGGCGAGGCCGTGGGGTGAGATGAACGGGACCTACCACGACGAGGTGCCTCAGGGCGACGAGTGGGCATATCTGGTGCAGTACACCTCCGGCGCCGAGGCCTGGAACTGCGTGACCTGCGACACCATCATATTCTACAGCGAGTCGTACTCGTGGAAGCAGGTGGAGCAGGCCAAGGGGCGCATCGACCGGGCCAACACTCCGTACGAGGACCTGTACTATATTACGCTGACGAGTGAGTCGGGGTTCGACCGAGCGGTCAGCAGGGCCTTGAAGAGGAAGGAGCGGTTCAACGAAGCGGCCTTCGGTCGACGATGACGAGGTCCCGGGGCGGTCTTACGGCCGTCTCGGGTTCTCGTTTTTGGCCAGATCCCAGGGGTGGCCATTTTTTTGGCCACTGTGGCCAGATTTGGCCAGTGGGGAATCGTTGCAACGACGCCAGTTTCTCTATCTTATGGCCATTTGGCCATTTTTCTATTAAAGAAGTTACTATTAATAATAGTGAACTATAGCCATTAGAGCCTGTGAGTTCTCCCGTGGTGTGGACAAACCCGGCCTGTTTTTGGCCATTTGGCCATCCGGGCACCTTCCGTTGCAATGCCGCCCAAAACGCTCTGGCCATTTTTGGCCACGCTGGACACGGATTTGGCCACTGGCCATTTTCGGCCAAGACCCGGCCTGCCGCCTTGGATACAATTACGCGTGTAGAACACGGGCTATAATGAAGATCCTGACCCGACCCCCGCACGGGTCATGCATTTTCGGGAGGCTCAATGCTCGAACGAGAGTTCCAGGCTCGTCTCGTCAAGGAGCTGCGCGCCATTTTCCCTGGCTGCATCATCCTGAAGAACGACCCGAACTACAAGCAGGGCGTGCCGGACCTTATTCTCCTCTGGGAGGACAGGTGGGCCATGCTGGAGGTCAAAGCCTCCGGTCGCGCCAAGCACCGCCCCAACCAGGACTACTACGTCGATATTCTCGACCAGATGTCCTTCGCCGCATTCATTTCTCCGGACAACAAGGAACACGTCCTAGATGCACTTCAACGATCATTCACGTCTGACCGGCGCTCACGCATTTCTCAGCGCGAGTAAGCACGCCTGGGTCAACTATGACACCGATCGCCTTCGAGAGGTCTACGGCACCAGCCAGGCCGCAGCTCGGGGCACACGGCTGCACGAGCTCGCCGCAGAGCATATTCGGCTCCGCATCCGGATGCCGAAGAACCAGGTCACGCTGAACCGCTATATCAACGACGCCATCGGTTACCGCATGACACCGGAGCAGATCCTCTGGTACAGCGACAACGCCTTCGGCACAGCGGACGCCATATCCTTCGACGAGAAGAAGAACCTTCTTCGCGTCCACGACCTCAAGACGGGCGTTACGCCGGCGTCCATGACGCAGCTTCATATCTACGTGGCGCTGTTCTGCCTCGAGTACGGCTATCGCCCGGGCGATATTCATGCGGAGACCCGCATCTACCAGAACAACGAGGTCTTCGTCGACGAACCCGACGTCGAGGTGCTCACGCATATTCAGGACCGACTCGTTCACTTCGACAAGATCATTGAGGGACTCAAGCAGGAGGCGTGATGACTGACGATTTTCTCGTCCACTACGGCACGCCCCGTCACTCCGGGCGCTACCCCTGGGGCTCGGGAAAGGATCCCTACCAGAGCGCCTCGTCATTTCTCAGCGAGCGTGATCGCCTTCGCAAGGAGGGGATGAGCGACACCGATATTGCTAGGGGCTGGGGGATGACCACTACCGAGTTCCGAGCCCAGGGCAGCATCGCCCGCGCCGAGAAGAAGGCCGGTGATATTGCTCGGGCCACTCGGCTCAAGGACGCTGGTCTTCCCAATACCGCCATCGCGGAGAAGATGGGACTCAACGAGTCATCCGTTCGAGAGCTTCTCAAGCCGGACGCCGGGCACCGCCAGGACGCCATCAAGCGCACCAGCGATATTCTCGAGGCGGAGTGCAAGGCCAAGCGCTATATCGAGTACGGCACCGGTGTGGAGATGAACCTCCAGACGTCGACCGCAACGCTCAACACCGCCGTCGAGTCCCTACGCCGCAAGGGCTACACGACCCACGAGGTTTATGTTAAGCAGCCAGGGCGGGACGACTTCACGATTCTGAAGGTGCTCGTCCCTCCGGGCGTTACCCGCGCCGAGCTGATGGCGAATCGCGACAAGATCCGCACCCCGGGTGTTGTCGTGGACGATAACGGCATATCGACAGGGATCAAGCCCCCGACGAAGGTGTCGAGCAAGCGCCTGCGTATTCGGTACGCCGAGGACGGCGGCACAGACATGGACGGCGTTATTCAGCTCCGTCGTGGTGTCCAGGACCTCAGTCTCGGCTCCTCGGCATACGCGCAGGTCCGTATTAATGTCGATGGCACGCACTACCTCAAGGGTATGGCGATGTACACCGACAAGCTCCCCAAGGGCGTTGACATGATATTCAACACCAACAAGCCCAAGGGGACGCCCGCTCTCGGCCCGAAGGACCACTCGGTTCTCAAGCCGCTCAAGGACGACCCGGAGAATCCTTTCGGTACGGTTGTCCAGCAGCGATATTACAAGGACAAGAAGACGGGCAAGCGGAGGCTGTCGGCCCTCAATATTGTGAACGAGGAGGGGTCCTGGGACCGCTGGTCCGTAACTCTGGCGTCCCAGTTCCTGTCCAAGCAGTCGCCCGTATTGGCGAAGAAGCAGCTCAAGGCTACTCGCGAGGCGAAAGAGCGAGAGTTCAAGGAGATCATGAGTCTCACGAACCCCGTTATTCGGAAGAAGCTGCTGAAGTCTTTCGCCGAGGACTGCGACTCGGCAGCCGTGCACCTCAAGGCCAAGGCCCTACCCGGTCAGGCCTCGCAGGTCATATTGCCGATGCCACACCTCAAGAAGAACCATGTGTATGCACCAAATTTTCGCGATGGTACTGTGGTGTCTCTTGTTCGATATCCTCATGGAGGGACCTTCGAGATCCCGCAGCTTGTGGTTAACAACAAGGACAAGAAGGCGCGTCGTATTATGGGTCGTGCTCGGGATGCTATTGGTATTCATCCTTCTGTTGCCGAGCGACTTAGCGGCGCTGACTTCGACGGCGACTCCGTCACAGCCATCCCCCATATTGGCACGACTCGGGTCCGCTCCACCCCGACACTGAAGGGGCTCAAAGGCTTCGAACCTAAGCGAGTCTATCCGGCATATCCCGGGATGAAGAGGATGCGGGACACTCAGGCCCAGATGGGCAAGATCAGCAACCTTATTACGGACATGACTCTGAAGGGGGCTTCAGAGTCTGAACTCGCTCGCGCTGTCCGCCACTCGATGGTTGTTATTGATGCTGAGAAGCACTACCTCAATTACAAACAGAGTGAGCGGGATAACGGTATTGCTGCACTTCGGAAGAAGTATCAGGGCGAAAACGGGCACGGTGCGGCCACGCTTATTTCCAGGGCCAAGGGTCCGGTCTTCATCGAAGAGCGCAAATTGCGCAAAGCAGCGAAAGGCGGCCCCGTCGACCCCAAGACCGGTAAACTCGTTTACGAGAAGACTGGCCGGGGATTTTACAACCGTAAGGGCAAGTGGATTCCCAAGGTCACCAAGGCCCGTCAGATGGCCTTGGTGGACGATGCGCATATCCTCAGCAGCGGTACTCGTATGGAAGGCATATACGCCGACCATGCTAATGCGTTGAAGGCACTGGCAAATCGTAGCCGCAAGGCTGCTGTTTCTATCCCCCCGCTGAAACGAGACCCCCGGATGGCACGAAAGTACGCCCCCGAGGTTTCAAGCCTCCGGGCCGCCCTCAACCGAGCCATCAAGCAGAAGCCTTTGGAACGTCAAGCGGAAATTATTGCGCAAGGCGTTGTGTCCAAGAAGGTCGCTGCAAATCCGGATATGTCCAAGAAGGAGCGGGCGAAGATCGAGTACATGGCTGTCGAGACGGCTCGTGCTCGTCTCGGAACCGATCGCAAGGGTACTCGCGTCCGCCCCACCCCCCGCGAGTGGGAAGCTATTCAACGCGGCGCTGTGTCCAATGCGATGTTGGAGGAGATCGTGGCCAATGCGGACTCTGATCACATCAAGAAGCTCGCCATGCCACGTGAAACGTCTCGTGTCTCTACGGCGCAGCAGTCTCGCATCATGACACTACGAAGCAGAGGCGCTACACAGGCTGAGATTGCAGAGGCTCTCGGTCTCTCGGTCTCACAGGTCAAGTCAGCGATCTACAACGACGAGTAGCGACTGCTACACTACTACAGGAGGCAGTGGTGCTTGCCTTTAGGCTCACAACAGAGGACAATCCGTTCGATCCTTTCGATGAGTTCGACGAATGGTACAAGTTCGATGTGTCTAATGGTTACGGCACCACTGCCTACCTGGGTAGGGTGACATACAGCAGCGACGAGCTGTCTCTTGCTGATCAGATTGAAGCTTCTAATGAAGCTGTAATCGAGGCTTTTGCGCTCAATCTGACTGGCAACTACAGGATTGTGGAACGAGATGTCGAAGTCTGACGAAATGAAATGACTTAACGACCATCCGTCCCCCCGGGGGGAGGTCCCGCGAAGACTACCCCCCTCCTGCTTCGCCGCCCTCCTCGAAAAATCCCCGCGGGGATTTTAGCGATTCGCATTCCGGTTCGGACCAGGTTCCAGGCTCTGTCCGAGGACGAGTTTTCTGTGTGTTCCTTTCCTCTTTCTCGGCGGGGGAAGGGCCTGGAATCTGACCTGAACCGGACGCGAACTGAGCGGAAGGAATGCAAAGTGGGAAAAAGGCCGATAAGGTCGCCCGAACAGCAGGAGAACCGCCTTATAACCCTCGCCGTTCGTCGGGCAGAGGAGATGCTCGAGGCCGGCACGGCGCCTCCGAGCATCATCACGCACTATCTCAAGCTCGCCACCTCTCGAGAGCGGCTTGAGCAGGAGCGTCTTCGGGCCGAGAACGACATGCTCCGCTCCAAGAAGGAGGCGCTTGACGCCTCCATCAAGGGCGCGGAGGCCTACTCGGAGGTTCTCGAGGCCTTCAAGTCCTACGCGATCGCAGGCTCGGATGATGTTGACGTACGATGAGCTTCTACAGCGCGATGGCTACGAGGAACGCCTCGCATACCTGATGCGCGGAGGCGCAGTCGGCGGCGAGACCTTCGGTTCGCTGCGATGGCTGAATCAGCGCTTCTACGCGTCCTCAGCCTGGAAGCGTGTCCGCGCCCAAGTCATTGCGCGTGACGCCGCTTGTGATCTCGCGGTTCCGGGACTTGAGGTTTCCGACCGGATTCTGGTCCACCACATGAACCCGATCGATCCGGAGGCGCTGGAACAAGGCGATCCCGCCGTGTTCGACCCGTCCGGACTCATCACGGTGTCTCACGATACGCATAATGCGATCCACTACGGTCGCGGTTCTCGACGACCACGTTTGACCGAGCGAAAACCCGATGATCACCTGCTGTGGAGGCGGCATGACCATTCTTAGCGATGTCAAGCAGACGCTCGGCGTTACTCCTGAGTACACGGCCTTCGACACGGAGATTATCATCGCCATCAACTCGGCCCTGATGATCGCTGAGCAGCTCGGACTGCCGCCCTTTCAAGTTTCTACGGGCGAGGAGACGTGGGAGGAGTACTTCGATCCTGTCTCCTGCTCCATCGACGCTATCAAGACCTACATCAGTCTCCGCTCGCGACTGATCTTCGATCCGCCGAACAACTCGTTCCTAACAGGAGCGATCGAGAAACAGATCGAGGAGTGCGGTTGGCGTATCGCGTTCCAGATTGAGGTGAACACATGAGCATCTTCGACGTACCGCTCTCAGAGATTCGAGATCCTAACGAGCTCGCTCACTTCGGCGTTAAGGGCATGAAGTGGGGTCGACGTCGAGCGAAAAAGCGAAGCGAGATCAAGTCGCGAATCGCAAAGCAGGGGCGCGCCAAGATCTCTACCTTCTATGACAAGAAGTCGTCCCAGCACTATGTGAATGGGACCTTCGGCACAGGAACGCTTCGTGCTCGTGGTCTCTCGAAAGCGCTCATCAAGTCGAAGGGCGCTCGCCGCAAGGCCTTGGGGCGTGCCATCGTGATCCAGAAGGCTCGGTCTAATCGTCGGTGGAAAAACAGCCCGTTGGCTCGCGCGGTTGCCAGCACTAGTAACGCCCGATTCCGAGACCGCTATAAGGCCGCTCGCAAGGCCTGGAAGCGGGACCGGCAGGACTACAACTACGCCGCCAATCGAGGCGGGGTCTTCGGCGAGTACGTTCGTCAACGTCGTAGGCAGCGCAAGTGAGTATCGGCGACAGCGTGATCTACAGCGACGCGGCGTTACCTATCGCAAAGCCGAGCCACAGCCGTGGGACCCTAAGTTCATAGGGAGCCGTATCAATCGCAAATACGCATTAAGGACAAAATGATGTATTCCGACGATGAGACTCTCGCTCACTTCGGCGTCAAGGGCATGAAGTGGGGGCGCCGCAAGCAGCGTCCACATGGCGGCGGGCAGGGGCGTATGAGTGCTCGCCAGAAGCGTGCTCGTGACATGTCGAACATGAGCGACACCGAGCTTCAGCGGTATCTCAATCGACGCCGCATGGAGAACGAGTATCACAAGATGAACCGCACGGGGGGCGAGAAGTTCCGTTCCTGGGCGGTCGGTATCGGCAAGCAGGCTGCTGAGCGAGCGGCTAAGCGGGCGGCGAACCAGTTGGTTGACCGCGGTCTTGACGCTGGCGCTAGCGCTTTGAGGGCTTATGGGCCTTCCGCACTCGAGGGGGCCAAGTCGCTCGGGAGTCGAGCGAAAGGCGCGCTGAAGCGAACCCCGGGTAAGGAGCTTGTCCGTTACGACCCTGGTGTCGGCGGCGGAATCGGCCCCAGGCGGAAGTCTCGTGGTGAGCAGCTTCGCGAGAGCCTCGGCGGTCTTGGCTCCAAGGCGCGTTCCGCGGCCTCTCGCGCTCAGGGCGGCCTCGGCGGTCTTGGCTCCAAGGCGCGTTCCGCGGCCTCTCGCGCTCAGGGCGGCA